TGAACCAGTATCGGCAGGCAGAAGATTCTTGAACTTTAGTTCGTCCTCAGTTGCCGCAAGAATCTGGCTATCTCGCTCTTTCACTGCTGGAGCCGGGGTACCATCCTGAAACTTCTTTGCTGGTGCCGGCGTTCCATCACTGAACTTATTGATAGCCAATTACCAACCTCGGCTAACAGCAAGGCGATAAAATTCGCCAATATCGCCTTCTTGATCGTACGGCAAAAGCTTCTCCAAAGTCTGAGCGAGGCTACTCGTGGGGCGTGCGCTCGGAATAGAGCGATAGCCAGGACCAGGACCAACATCCGAACCAGCAGTAACAGGCTCATCGGGACGAGTAGTAGGGGAAAAGATTGGGGTAGCCGTAATGGCTGCCTGCTTGCCAGTAGTCTTAGCCTGACGCTGCTTAACAGCAGGAGAGTTTGCTGAACGGGAAGCGGCAAGCGGTGCAGCCTGCTGCATCTCGTTAAAGTCAGAATTCTCTCCGTAACCCATACCGGTCATGGGTGAGGTCTGCTGTTGCGGTCCACCATCAGTACGACGGGAAAGAGCGCCAGGACCAGAAACGGCTGCAGGACTATTCGGGGTGCGGCTTCCGCCATGACCGTTAGCCATCTTCGCCTTCCAATCTCACGATACGCTCGTGTATAAGCTTCTCATCGAAGGTGACAGTAATATCGTCATCTTCATCATCGTCTTCGTAATCTCCATCGGAGGGCTGCTCCAACATACCGAACCGGTACAACTCCAGAAGCGTGTTATGCCACACCTCGGCAGTACGGTTGGTGATATCGCGAGCAACGTCAGGCGACCATGAACAGCCCTCCGCGACCATCGCTACACGGATATCGCCATATGAAATGTGACAGTGAATGTCGTTCGATAATCCGCGCATGATGCTCCCTCTAGTTACTTGTTCTTTGAACCCTTGACACCAGGCGTGATGTGACCGAAATGGGTCTCACCCTGCTTTGCGCCACCGTTCGACTGGACCTTCTTCTCAGAAATCGGTGCTGCCGTAGGGGCTGCTCCGTGGCTTCCGCGACCAGGCTGTGCCATGTGTTTCTCCTTTACCACTTAACTTTGTTAGCCCAATAGGCTGCTGACATTTTACCTTTAGCAATGTTTTCAGCATGGCGAGCCTTAAACGAAGCTTGACGCTTAGTCGGTTGACGGTCACCCGTCACGCCCTGCTGCCCGAAACGAATAGTCTTCACCTGATCGCCTTCCTTTGCCACAACAACGTGTGACTTAGTGGGATGACTAGGTGTGCGTTTCGGCTTGTTATAGCCTTCAACACCTGCACGCTCCAGGCGTGAATCCTTTTTACTTGCCACGACTTGCTCGCATGTTATCGACAAGGTTCGGGTAAGGACGACCCGCCTTCTTCGCTGCAGCCTTCGCCTTAGTCTTCTGTGCCGGAGTCATTGGAGTGGACTTCTTCTTCGGGTTTGGCTTATCCCAAACGGCTTTCTTGGCTGCCACTACTTCTCCTTGGAGTCTTCCATTTCCTCATGCGAGGTCCACGGCTTAGCCATCGGGTCATACGTGGGAACAGAAGCGGCCTGCGGAATACCGCGACCCTGGCCCATCTTCTTGCCACATCCACACTGCATACACATAACTACTTACCCTTCTTCATGGTCTTCTTGGCGGCAGGCTTAGACTTGCCAGCCTCAGACAGCGCGATGGCGATAGCCTGCTTCTTGTTCTTCACGACTGGACCCTTCTTGCCACTATGTAGCGTTCCAGTCTTGAACTCGTGCATGACCTTCTCAACCTTGGACTTCTTCTTAGCAGGCATTACACTCCCTAGATTGGTAGACGGCGTGAAACGCCAGCAGTAAGATTCGGTTCCCCACCAGCACCCAGGGAAGCCATAAGCATCTGAAGATCAGGGCGACCACCAGGTGACATACCAGCCTGACCGGGTGCAACACCACGCATCAAACCAGTTCCTTCACCGATACCTTCGAGGTTACCCCCGCCACCACCGGGGGGTACTTCACCTGGAGCGCCCATTTCTCCTGGGCCTGCTGCCATGGCTTCACCCGCACCCGGTGGCGTGGGAATCTCCTGCGGTTCAAACGCCTGTGCCACCACTTCTTCGATGGACTTACCACGTTGCCGACCGATAATAATGGCAGAGAGGCGTGACAGAATGTCGCCCGGATCTTGCCCGTTCTGGGCTAGTACCGGAATTGCCTGAGCATAGCCTGCAACGGCTTGCTTTAACGCGTCCCGCATCTCTTCGATGTCAACACGCTGTTCCTCTTCGGTCGCGTTCAACGCGAATGGCATCTGCCTACGCAGGAAGTCTCGTGAAATGAGACGATCACCTCGTGCCTGGAGACCAAACACGAGAGCACGGTTGGGGTCAAGTCCGGCCATGAGACCGTACTGGACATCGACCGTATGGTCACCCTTGATGTCCTTGCTGGGAGTGTACTTGATTTCATACGGGGTGCCGTCGGCATTGCCACGCATGACCTTCTTCATGTCACCGAAGAGCTTCTCGTCAACTTCGAAGCACATCATGATCAGGTCACGGATGGACCTGGCGAACATGGACTGGCCGGTACGGATCTGCGTATCAAAGCCAGACATGAGTGCCTGAACGCCACGACCCGTGACAGTGGAACCGTCTACCTCGCCACTACGGGCGTTGGGGTAGCGTGAACCCTGGCGAAGTTCCTGATCCAGTACACCCTGTTGGGCGAATGCTGCCTGCGGCACCTCAATGGGTACGCGGCGAACACGGTCACCGTTAGCGGTACGGATAATGGAGTCCGAACCGAATGCGAGTTCTTGTGCGTCGGGCGGCAGAACGATAGGTGCCTGGACTGCCTTCTGTGCAGCCTCAAGGGACAGCAGTGCGAAGCGTGCCTTAGCAACCTGCACTGCGAGAACGTCATCGAACTGTCCATGCGAGTCGTCGTCAACGCCAGGGCGCTGAGTCCACACAACCATGCACTGACCGATGGGGTTCTTCGCCGCTTCAAGGACGAGACCGTTCTGGTCCTGTGCCAAGTACAGTACGTCTACGTGCTTGTCGTGGTAGCGAACTACCTCTACGCGGTCACTGCCGGCACCTGGACGCTCAAGAGCTCCCTTAGCCTCGGGGTACATGCCAAGTAGTTCGTCGCGAGTCTTGTAGAACGTGAAGTAGCAGGCTTCGACGTTGCCCCAGCGGTCGAAGACGGGGTAGGAGCCGATGGAGTCGAAGAACTTGATGCGCGGTGTCATCTTGTTCATGTCGATCTCGACCATTGCGGGGACGAAACCGTACGTGAAGTAGCGGTCGGCAGCGGTGTACATCTGCTTCTGCATGTCCGAGATGTCAACGTAGCCGTTAACGATCTTGGTGCGAATGTCAGCGAACTCGCGTGCCTTGTCCGAAGTCATGGACGAAGCTGAGCAGTTGAATGAGGGCAGTGGTGCCAGTACCTCGGCAAGGTCACGTGCCGCCACGTCCACCATGTTCGCTACAATGCCACGATCAAACGGGCCATCGGGGAACAGTTCGGGGTACACGTCGCGCATACGGCCCTGGCGTACAGCGAGAACGTTCTGCATACGCTGGTCGCGCTCTGAGAACCGTGACTTCAGACGGTCGTACATGGAACGAATGGTGGCAAGGTCGGCGGGACCGGCAGTTGCCTGCACGTTGCCGAACATCACCACACTGTCCTTATTGTAACGGTTGTAGTCCGTCAAGATTCCTCCTAAGCCCCGACCGTCATCCAAGCCCGACGGGCCTCAAGGTCAACAAGATCAATAGTTATTTGCCCCTTCTTGTCCCACGGTGTGAGGAAAGGGTTCTTTGTGTTATGTTTCGCGAAGTTACTGGCGAGTAACACTCGGTCTCGGCAAGCCAGTTCGGCAAACCACAACGCCATAACAATGTCAGTCTTCTGACCCTTGGGTGCGCTAGGTGCCCAAGTGACAAGCTGCTCAATAAACTGCTTCATTGACTCTTGACCCTGAGTGGACGGCAGTTCAATCATCTGATTACCGTCCTCATAGCCTGAGAACAAGGTAGTCATCGCTGCCACACCGAAGTCCGAGTCGTGCTTGTTGGCACCGGTGAAGTGGGGTCGAATGATAGTTCCACGGTTAGAGCAGAACTCGTTCACTTCACGATCATGCACCAGGAAGCCCTGGAAGCCGTTCTTCTCGATACGCCATTCAATGATCCCGTACTTATCGGTCCACTGCTTGATCACATCGCGGATACCCTCGGGGCTTGTGCCAGCCTTATTGTATACATCCAGCACATACCGCTTATTAGTGGTCAAATCTAGGCCGATACATACAGCGGCAGTACAGCCCGAGGTGGCGGGGTCTAGGCCAGCCATGACGACTAGCCCTTCCATGCCACGTTCGCGGCAGTTCACCATACCCTTCGGCATAATGCCAGCCATGCGGTTACCGTTAATAGCGGCACGCACCGCATCAGGGTGGAATACTGCATCGTCAGCAACCTGCTGCTGCATGTACACCATGGCCCAAGCCCTAGGCGACACGCGCTTACGCTTCTTAGATAGACGAACACCGTCCCACTTCGGGAACCATCCATCTTCATCAGGCTCTAGAGCCTCGCCCTTAGCCCCAGCTTCAGGCTGGTTAGAACGAGGCCAGAGGGTAACCCAATCCTCAACCCGGTCATTGAACTCTAGTACCGCTGGCATAGCCAGGTACGACCAGGGAGACTCATCATCGGGGTACCGAGACGGGTCATGAAGTTCAGAATACAGATCCTTACTGGACAGGCGGGTACCTACCACCAGCATCGTGCCCGAGGCACTAATACGGGAGATAACTTCCGACTGCAGCCAGTGAATCTGCTTGTCATACTCGTGGGCATTGGTCATATCCACGCAGTCATCCATGATGATCAGATCAGCACGGGCACCGTATACGTGCCCACGAATACCCAGAGCTTGTACCGTTGGGTCTTTTTCACCCGAATCGCGTGCATTGTCCGATATGTAGATCATGTTCTGATTCCACGCCTCAGACTCCTTATCGAAGCCGCCCGGAGGGCCATAGGCGTTAATCATCTCCTGATAGCGGGGATGCGTAAGTCGCGTCTTGATCGCGTACAGCATCTTCTTCGCCATCTCCGCAGTCTTAGAAATCAAGATCACGCGGATATTGGGGTCCATCGCAATACGATACGTTACGTAGTTGATCGTGATGGAAGTGGTTTTGGCGTGCTCGGGTGGCATATTCACCATAACCAGGTCGCGTTCACCCGGCAGCCAAGTCATTGCTGGGTGTCTCCAAGAAGGCTCATTGCCCTCGATTAGATCCACCACATTCTGCATATGCGGGAAAACACGCGCACCAAGATACTTCTCTGAGAACTCCGGAAAGGACATCTCCTCGCCACGCTCCGAAGAGCCAAGCTGCTGCATGTTGCGTATACGGGTCACTGCCGACAGGAACTCGGCATCATCCCTACGCCACCGCTCATACGCCGTCTGATGCCGGCCCACCTTAATGAGGGCATCCTTGACGGTAGAACCCGCAGAAATCTCTTTCAGAAACCGCTGCTTAATTTCGACCAGCGGCTCGTTAGCCTTACGACCAGGAGCCGCCATGATTACTTGCCCTTCTTGTGCGGTTCAGTCTTGTGATACTTCTTGCTAGCCGCAACACCCTGCTTCACGGTCTTAGCGCCAGCCTTCTCAGTGAGATTAATCTTGTCCCACTTCTTACCACTAGAACCAGCATGATCGACAGTAACCTTCTTACCGTCCTTCTTGAAAGTATGCTTCACGCCAGTAATCTTGACCGTCTTCTTCTCAGCCACGGCGTTCCCATCAGTAAGTAGTTGTCCACAAGTACCCGCAATCGCGAGGTGGGGTCAAAGCCTCGGCCATCCTAGTAGCCACGGTGCGGGTCAAAGCCGTGGCGTACCGTACACCAGAACCCCGCAATAGCCTCGGCGTAGCCAGAGACCAGAAGGGGTCAAATAGAGGCCCCAGCAAGGGGCACAGCTATGGTCCCGGCGAAGCAAAGATTTTATCCGTACCGTACTACGCCAAAGGCTCCGTACAGTAACCGTGCCGTACCGTACTCCACTAAAAGTTCCGTACAGTACGACCCCCGTAGGCTCCGCCCCTAGTGAGCCCCAACGGGGCGAACCCTACAACTATATATCCGTGTCAAAATAACTAAACTGTGACACTTTTTTATGTAAAATCTTTCAAAAGTGATACACATCACATCCATAACCGTACTAAAATAGGACAATACAGGACACCACAGCAGGAGGCCAGAATAGTAGACAAGATTACAGATATACTATTATTACCGCTATAGGGACCCCTAAAACACAAACACCCAGGTCAAGTCTGTAGGGTTTGGGGTACGGTCGCGCGAGCCTTTCCTACTAAGTCTGTAGGGATAGTGTGTGGGGGTAGGGGGTAGCTTGTGTCCGTGCCATAGTATACTAATTCTGTAGGGAATGTCGGGTAAGGTATACCTAAGTTACTGACCGGTAACCTACTCACGGGTAACTAACGGGAGCTCACGCGTGCATATATATGGAGAGAGACTATCCACCTTCCCTTGTCCGGTGCCAGTGTTGCGGGAGCTTTCGGCCTAGGTTATCCGTTATCGAATTGTGACATATTGGCGGCATGTCGCGTGAGCTTTCGTGCTACGTTGTCCCCATGTCTACTTCACTTAGAGAGAGAGAGCTCATGTCTATTGCGTATGTCGTGACCGTTAGTGTTCCCCCGCATGTCGTCCCGCATGGCCGCCGGGATAGGTGCGCCGGTTCTGGGGATACCCTAGAATGGACGTATTCCCCCGAATGGGCGCCGGGAGCTACGTCACCTATCGGTTCCGTGATGCAGTGTGAGAATTGCTGGCTAGGCTTCACCGTCAATTCTGCATACATTGTCGGTTAGGCTTGTGTCGTCACCGTGCCTAGTGTACGGTGGCGGCACTGGCCCCGCCGGGGACCATTTAGAGAGAGGATTTATCTCATGTCTCACACTGTCGAATATATGTCTGTCACTTCCCATTGTGGGGAAGTGTTCCCGTTCATACAGGCCGGATTCACGGTTAGTGATTCCCGCGATATCCGCGCCGATTATTCATGCGGCCACTACTTCTCACCGGGTGCTATCCGATTTTTTGGGATGCGCTACTTCCGTACGGTAGCTCCGGGAGCTAGCGTCCAACTACAGGAGAACGCCCCCGCCGGTGTCGGTCGCTATGCCGCTACGGTATGGGAAACTAGGGACCATGGGGGACCTAATGCGCTCATTACTTGCCATCACGAGACGCGCGCGGCCGCTAATCGTTGCGCCATTGCCACGTCTAACGCACTTAGGGGAGCGTGAGCTCATGTCTACTATTACGGTAGAACGTCATAGCCACGACGGATTCACCCTATGGGGCACGGATAGGGAGGGATGCCTGGTACACCGGCGATACGTAGGGTATACCTTGCGTGAGGCGCGTGTATCCTTCCGTGCCTACATTAGGGAGCTCTAGTGGAAACTCTAATCGTCCTAGCCATGATTCCCCTAGGTGCCCTAGCGATTAGCCTAGCGGCCGGCAGTAATAGGGCACGAGACTAGCCTAGTTTCATAGTGCGCGATAGTTGCCTAGTGTGCTATCGTTCGCTATGTCCCTAGGGTAGGGATATAGAGAGAGAGGAAAGTCTAGTGAAGTATTCCAAGGATGAACGCGCACAATTCGTACGTGACCTACGTGCTGCCGGTGAATTGTTCGCGGCAGGCACTAGTGAGAGTGAGCTCATGGACTCTCACGCTAGCCTCATGTCGCGCTATTCGTTCGCTAATGTCTGCCGGATTCTGTCTCAGAATCCTAGCGCGTCAGTGGTGGCAGGCTTTCGGCAGTGGGAAGAATCCGGTCGCAACGTGGCGAAAGGCTCTAAGGCTATCTATATACTGGCACCTATGGCACGGAAGAATGATGACGGCGACATGGTGAAGGTAGGCTTTCGTTGCGTGGCAGTATTCGATATCTCGCAAACTATTGTTAGTGAGCTTGCGTTAGTGTAGCCTAGTGCTATCGCGTGACTAGCAGACTCCCGAGTGCAAGTCTTGGGCACGCACTATCCGCGCCAATAAGGGTACGGATTAGAGAGAGAGGCAAGACATGTCATCATTCACTATTCGCGCTAG